ATCAAAGAGGTATCATTTACAAATCAAACCTCTTTGAGCATCTCACACGATTTTGATCATTATCCAACAGTTATAATTATTGATGCTTCAGGTAATCTCATAGAGGCACAAGTACAATATAATTCATCAAGCAATATATTGATAAATTTTGCGATTTCAGTTTCGGGTACAGTAATAATTAGATAATATAATAGTGTCTTTTAACCCTAAAAAAAGGATTTTATTATGCCATTCAATAATTACTCTCCAACATATGTTTTCAAAGGTGCAGTACAAGCAGATAACGCACCAAGTAACAATAACGATCTTGTCAGAAAGCAAGATGTATCAGGTCTTTCATACATCTCCTCGATTGCTGCAGGATCTTCCAATTATCTTTCTGTGACAAATGGAGAATTATCTGTATCCAATTTGCTTGTAACTGATGTTAAGGTCAATACGACAGACTCCACTTTATCTGCATATATCACAAATAGTGCATCAGGTGATAATCTTGGAACGGGTGATATTGTTATCTTAACCGCTCCTTCTGCAAATTTGATGTATATCGTAAAATCAGGAACAGGATCACAATCATCAGATTATGAAGAGATCCAATCTTCTTTAACAGCTGCTGAAATCGTTGCATTGTTGACAGGTGGAACTGGGATCAGTGTTGCTTCTGATGGTACAATTGCGATCGACTTCACAGAATTTGATACAGATAATATTACAGAGGGATCTTCAAATCTTTTCTATTCTTCTTCCTTGTTTGATACCGATTTTGGAGGAAAAAGCACAAGTGATCTATCTGAGGGATCTAACTTATATTACACAGATGCAAGATCAAGAACAGCTGTTTCTGCTTCAGGTGATCTTAGTTACAATAATTCAACAGGTGTATTTTCTGTTACAACCTACAAAAGCGCAGATTTTAACAATGATTTTGCTGCAAAAGATACAGACAATCTTTCTGAAGGAAGTACAAATCTATACTTCACAGATGTTAGATGTCGTGGGGCTTTTTCATATGGAAAAGGTATTGATATTGGTGCTGGTGGAAGTCTTTTCATAGATTTCACAGAATTTAATACAGATGATGTAGTTGAGGGAAGTACAAATCAATACTTTACGGATGCAAGAGCAAGAGCATCTGTTTCAGGTGGAGATGGCCTATCGTATAACTCTTCAACAGGTGTTTTTTCTGCTGATCTTGGTGATGGGCTTTTGATCGATCTCAATGGTGCGATTGGTCTTGATCTTGGTTCAGGCCTTGAAATCGATCAAGTTGATCAACGTTTGAAAGTGAATGATGATCATTTCAGAAAAGAATTTTCATCTCAATCATTCACGGCAAATACAGGAAAAACGATCAATCATAACTTGGGAAAAAAATATGTACATGTATCAATCTATGATTCTTCTGATCAACTGGTACAAGCGCAAGTTTCTCTTACAGATGCAAACAATCTTTCAATAACTACTTCTGATTCCTTGACAGGTGTAACGGTAGTTGTTAGTATCTAATAGGGTTTGTTTTTGCTTGCCATGTTTCTCCGAACATGATATTATGATAGAGAACATTCATTTGTTTTCTTTACGTTTACGTTGTTAGTTAGTTAAGACTCCTACAGAAGTTCGTCCTGTGGGAGTTCTTTTTTTTTGTTGTTTTTTATTTGACCTTTTTGAAAATGTTACTTATAATGTAACTACTAACAACTAACAAAAGGAAAACAATATGATTAATTTCATACTAGATTTTATGGATGATAACGTAATCATTCAGCTCAAAACCAATCCACAAAAAGCATACATCTTTGATAATGCAAAAAACGCAGGAGAAGCGGTTTATTATCTTCTTCAAGGCATTGACACAATTGAATCTCTAGGAGGTCAAGAATATCTATTCTCGTGCATTGTACGATATGATCATGAGGATGTTGAACATATCATGAAAAACTTTTCAGATTACAAACTTGAAAATGAATTTGATTCATTATTTGAAGAAATCTTTTTTGAAGAAGTTCATCTTGCTTGGTACGTTAGAGGAGGATGTAATGAGTAACTTTCAAAAGATATATGATGAAGAGTTCTATCTTATGTTTGTTCTCCCTTCACAAGCAGGACGTGTTCTAGCAGGTCTTTTGAAGCATTCACAAAACAAAGATACACATGTTAAAGATGGTTTCAGATTCAAGAGTTGCTATCCATCTCAAACAACTCTTGCAGCCTTTTTTGGTGTTACAGAAAGAACTATTCGAAAAGGCGTCAAACAACTTGAAGAACATCAAATCCTCAAAATAACAACAGAAGGAAGACGAAATATTTATACAATTTACTATCCAATTGGCATGGGGAAATTGCAAGATTATCTTGAAGAAATACAGGATCAAATGAACCTATGTTCTGAAAAAATACAGGATCAAGTGTGCAAGAATATAGGATCAACTGCAACACAAATACAGGATCAACTGCAACAGGAATATAGGATCAACTGCAACAGCAAAAAAACATCCAATTTCGAAAATCATCCTCTTCAAGTCGATACAAAACCATATACTGAACAAATGTTAAAAGAGAAAAGAAAAGAGAAGAGAGAAGAGAAAAGAAAAGAGGAAAAAAAGAGCAAATATAATATTTCAGATTTGCCTGATTTAAGAATGTAAATTATCAACAATTACTAACAAAAAAAGGAGAACAAAATGAATGAACAACCTAGACAAATAACATTAGATATAGCTATTGAAGAATTCATTGATACTATCTGTATCAACTGGGAAAGACTAGATAGAGATTCTTGGAGAAATCAAATGTTTCGATTGATGAAAGCAACATTTCTAGAAGTTGATCCTGTATCTGTTCAAAAATCTCAATGGTATGTACTTCAAAATATCACATCCTCTTTTCCTCCTTCAATGGGTGAAATAATAGATTGTGCAAAGAAAATCATTGCTTCAGGCAAAGTTCGAAAGGTTGCGCATGGTGATTGTGAAAAATGTAATTCAGGACGCAGAATGTCTGTTTTTTGGCTTCTAGAAGTAGATACAGGAAGACATGTAAAACATACAGGAACTCTTTCATGTGATTGTGAATATGGAAAAGCACAGAAGACAAGATTGAATCTAACACCCATTCATACATTTATAGCTAAAATGAAAAATCATCCACGTTTGATAGATGATCGTATTTGGTATCAAACAAAGAAAGATGAATTGCCTCCTTTGGAGATTGAGAAGTACGATATGGAAAACTTCAGAAAGTTTGTTCCTGCGTCTTCTGTATCTGAATTTGCAAAGAAGCATAAAAAGGTCTTACAACTCATCAAAAAAGCACAACTAGAGAATGTTGAATAAATACCTCTTGACAATACAAAGATTTGAGAGAATACTATATCAGAACATTCTCTCAAATCTCGTACATTGCAACAGGAAGATCATGATCCAATATCGAATAGCAAACAGCATCAAAAAACTTGAAACGATTGAAGATTCTTTGCGCTTCTTTGAATCTGCAAAAAAAGAAGAAGAAGAATGTCTGTCAAATTTGATCTCAACCTATATGCAACAATGTACTGCAGAAGAAAATCAAGACGGAATTGATAGTCTTGTCAGATATCTATATTGGTATACAGACTTCAAACCATCTCACATCTCTGAAGTAACAGGAATCGATAACAGAACAATCACAAAAAGAGCAGGGGATCTCGTATTCTCTGCTTCCTGTTCTCGGTGTCAAACATCCTTTGCAAACAGAAGAACATCAAGAACCGATCAAGGCTCACATCTTTGCCCTGCTTGTCAAAATTCAGATATTTTAGATTCGCATAAGGTCTTCCTGGAAGATTGGATTGATTCTTCATGGGCTACCCATAAGAATCCAAAGATGGATCAAGGAACATACGCTGCTTATCTTCATTCTCAACACTGGAAGAAGACAAGAGGAGAAGCACTTCAAAGAGCATCATATAGATGTCAAGCATGCTCCTCCAAAGATGAAATACTTGATGTTCATCACAACTCATATGATAGACTAGGAGCAGAAGACCCGTCTGATTTGATTGTACTCTGTCGACCTTGTCATTCAAAGGTTCATGGCAAATGACTTGTCTAGTTAGTACAAAACGCAAAGAGATAGATAATAGCTATTCTGTTCTCGTGACTTGTTTATCCTGTGGTTACTCTATGAGGGTTGACGCTTCTTTTGATATGATTCTTTGCCTCAACTGTTCCTGCAAGCTGTACAAAACAAAATACCTCTCTCAAAAGGCCTTGAGAGAAAGAATATCAAATCTTGAAAAAGAACTGAAGCAAGAACTTGATGCAACGGCCTCAACAGTGATAGCAGGATTCTCTCCTGTATCTCCCTTTACTTCGTACAAAAAGAGCAAGCAAAGATTGAAACGGATCTCTGCTCTTCCTGAAAAGATCAAAAAAGATAAAAAATAATACATTATATTGTAGACATCTCCTTTTTAGTATGTTACTTTATATGTAACAACTAACAAGGATAAACAAATGATCGAAATAGACTACAAACCAGTTCTAGAAAATAGTACATTCAACTATATAAATGTCGTATCTAGCGCAGGAATCATCATCGAAAGATTCACCTGTAAAGAAACAATGTCAAAGTATCTCGTCACAAATTGTCTTCTTCCTCTTGAATGGAGAGCATATTTCAGAGAACACACAAATGAAACTTTCATTACAGTTTTTGTAATGTAATAACCAACAACTAACAACCATAGGAGAATAAAATGAAAATCGAAATCGAAAAAATACAAGAACTTATGAAAGATGAATCTCATAATCTTTGGGAGAAATACAACAAAAGAAGATTATATCTAGACTTTGCAAAAATCGTTAATCTTGAAGTAGATAGATATAACACTGGAAACATATCTTCAGCATATCTAGAGGGTGAAAAAATAAGCAATTCAAAGGCTTATAAGTATCTTCAAGGAAAAGCATACATTGATCTCAATACCAATGTTTTAGAATGTCAATATATGAATTCTGAAATGATTGACAAACTTGAAAATGCATTATCTTAACCAACCAACCAACAGAGAAACAAAATGAACAATACATTATACGAATTTGCGATCGCATGTCTAGAATTCAGAACAGAAATATATATCTTCCTCTTCTCTTCTGCTCTTTTCACTTCTCTTCTTATGTTTGGAGGAAGCAATGAATAAACAGCAAATCATAGAACACTTGAATGAATACGTAGATCAGATTGTTGAAGAACACAAGTTCAAACTTTTCTCTAGATACGTCAAAAGTAAAAAAGTAAAATTTGTAGATTGTTCTGTTGCTCCAAATCTAGAATATACATTCATGACAGGAAAGACTATTACAGGAGGCCACACTGTGAAAATCTTTGATAGATTGGGCAAAAGAGAACCTCAAAGAATACAATGCAGTTGCGCAGATTGGACTTATAGACTGAAGAAAGAACAGAAGCCTTGTAAACACATTTTCGCACTTATAGAAAGATATCAAACTAAAAGAACAGAAGTAACCAACACAATCAAAGGAGAATAAAATGATTTGGATTATGAAAATGAAATTTTGGCATCATACAGAAATAACAGCCTTTCTTGATAAAAAAGAAGTATTAGAACATATCGACAATTGGATCAAAGAAAACATAGAAGATTTTACAATTAATGATCTAGATGTTTTTTTATGTCTAGATGATTCTATTACTTTGCAATTTAAAGATGAAAAAGAATGTTTGAATAATTTTACATTTGAAGCAGAGAAAATCAAACTTCCAAAAAACAAAACAGCATTTTGTCGTTTATTTAATCAATATCAAAAAGGAGAATAAGATGAAACTCAATATCTATATCAACAGACTTGTAAGAAGCATCGAAAAAGAGATCGGCAAAAAAGAAGCTATGAATCTTCTCGGAGTACGTAGAGAAACGATCTTCAGATGGAAAAAAAACTACTATGGGCTATCTGTAGACAATCTTGAACATATCTCTAGAAAATACTGTTCTGTATTTCCTGATTCTGATCTCAAAGAAGTGTTTATGCAAGGTCTTATTGCTTTGATGGAAGATAGACTATCTGCTCCAAAGAAAAATACAATTTGAACAATTTATTGTCAATCTGATTATAAAAGGCTAGATTATTTCATCTAGTCTTTTTTTATGGGGTTTGTATGGGGAAGAAGAAGCAGGAGAGCATAGGAGAATATGTAGATATAGATTCACTGGTTGAATGGGAACATAACCCTAGAATCAACACAGAAGCGATCTCAAAGGTTGCAAGGTCTATAGAGAGATTTGGCTTTGCTTCTCCTATCATAGCAAGAGAAGAAGATAAGATGGTTATTGCAGGTCATACTAGAATTGCAGCAGCAAGATCTCTAGGTCTTCAAACTGTTCCTGTCAGGTTTATGAAGTTGAATAGAACAGAAGCGGAGTTGTTAGCTATAGCAGATAACAAACTTGGAGAGATATCAGACTGGGATGAAACCATGCTCAAAGATATACTCTCAGTACTTCCTGAAAATGATCTAGATGATATTGGTTTTTCAAATGAAGAACTAGAACTTCTTCTTCAAGATGTTGAGGATACAGAAATATCTCCTGAATCTGATAACGCTGTTTATTCTGATGACTATGAAGATGCAGATAATTTAGATGTTGATCGAGTAAAAATAGCAGAAGAGGGAGGGATCTATGCTGTAGGAGATCAATATGTTCTATGTGGTGATTGCGTTGAAATATTGAGGTCTTTTCCTGATAACTCAATAGATAGTATTGTTTGCGATCCTCCTTATGGTATTGGCTTTATGGGGAAAGATTGGGATCATTCTGTACCAACTGAAGAATGGGCTAGAGAATGCTTCAGAGTATTAAAGCATGGGGGTCATATTGTTGCTTTTGGTGCTACAAGAGCAATTCATAGAATGGTTTGTGCTTTGGAAGATGAAGGTTTTGAGATTAGAGATATGATCAATTGGTTGTACTTCTCAGGATTTCCAAAGAGCATGGATATATCAAAGCAGATTGATAAGATGAAAGGAGTTGAGAGAGAAGTTGTAGGAAAAAAAGAGCATTCATCGGGGTTACATAGAGGAAGAATATCAGATTTTTCACCAAAAAATGACGACTCTTTTAAGCCTGATATAACAAAACCAGCTACAGAAGAAGCACAATATTGGGAAGGTTGGGGAACTGCCTTAAAACCTGCTCAAGAGCCTGCTATCCTTTGCAGAAAGCCGATAGAGAAGGGTTTGAATGTATCAGAGAATGTTTTGAAGTGGGGAACAGGTGCGATAAATATAGATGCTTGTAGATTTGGATATGGTGATCCTTGTTGGGTAGGACCAAACACAGAGCAAATGGGACATCATAAAGCAGGATCACCAATTGTCAGATCAAAATTTGAATTTACTGTTCCCATTGTGCCTTTATCAGATAAATGTGAGGCTCATGATCTAGGTCGTTGGCCTGCAAATATTTATCAATGTTCAAAACCTTCAAGATCAGAACGTGAAACAGGACTTGATGAATTCAAAGGCAAAACTTCAGCAGAGATAACAAATAGAAAAGAAGGATCGGCAGGTTTGAAGAATGCGAGAGCAGGAAGATCGGCACAAGGAGAATTAAAGAATTTTCATCCTACAGTAAAACCTACAAAACTGATGGCATGGTTATGTAGACTTCTCACACCAAAAGGAGGAATTGTATTAGATACATTTCTAGGATCAGGAACAACAGGAGTATCTGCATCTATGGAAGGCTTCAAGTTTATAGGTACAGAAATGAATCCTGAGTATTGTGATATTGCGCTTCAGAGAATCAAACATGCAACAGGTCATGATATAATCAAAGTAGAAGCTGTTATCTTTGAGGTGAATAATGTCGAAAGTAGGTAGACCATTAAAGTTGAATGAAATCGTGATTCAAATGTTAGAGAAGGCTTATAGTTTGGGTATGTCTCCTAAATTAGCATGTGATCATGCTTCTGTTTCACAATCCTCCTACAATACTTGGATGCAAAGAGGAGAACAGGATCGCTATGACAATGAAGAAACCATCTTTGCAGATTTGAATAGGAGAGTAAAAAAAGCAAGGTCTAATCATGCACTTGCGAACCTTGCACTTATTCAGAAGGCAGCAAAAGAAGATGGAACTTGGACTGCAGCTGCTTGGCTCCTCGAAAGAGTACACAAGGAATATCAGAAACAACCAGAGCAGATTGTTGAGGTAAATGTAGATAATAGACAGTTATCGGTTGTTCAGTTAATGAAGGAATTAGAGAATACAGATCAGGAGATCAAAGAGTTGATTGCTAGACCTGTGATAGATCTAGATGAGGAGTAAAGAATGAATGCCAGTATAAAGAATGTTCATTTTGGAAAATGGTTGAATAGGAAGATAGGATCGAAAACGCACTTCTGTCAAAGGTTTGAATGGAAATCTAGAGAGTTATTAAGATGGTGTCAGGGTAAGAACTTCCCAAAATCACCAGTATTATCTCAACTTCTCTATGATCTGCATCTTCATATAGGACAGGAATATACATCTTTACTAGCAGAATGTCACGAGCAACTTATGAAGGATCACAAAGTATATAAATATGAGCAGGAAAAAATTAGAAGACAATCTGAGAAAGAAGCAGCAACTGATAGAGAATGCTAAGAAATATCCTCTTTCTGTTTCTCTTCTTTGGGTTCCTTATTGCCACAACTGGAAAGGCATAACAGGAGAACGTGATCGGGGTTGTGGTAGACCTATGAAAAGAATCAAAGGAGATCTGTATAGGTGTGATCATTGTGATATTACAGAGAAGAGAACCTCACAACAGCATAGCCTTCTCTCTTTGGGTTCTGAGAGTACTTTGATATCAGGAGGAAACAGAGCAGGAAAAACCGAAGTAGGAGCCTGCTTATCTGTAGCCTTTGCAAGCGGTTCAAAAGAGCAATATGTTAGAGACTGGTTGCAACTTAATGATCTACCCCTTGATCTAGTTCCTGAAAATCCTTCTACAGTTTGGTGTGCTTCTCTGAGTTATAAAGACGGTCTAGAATACCTTAGACCAAAGTTAGATAAATATCTACCTATAGGAACAAAGAAAACACGTTGGACTTCTCAAGATCGGGCGGTTGCTATTCTACCCAATGGAGGCAGGATCGTTTCTATGAGTTGTGATTCAGGTCGTGAGGGTTTCCAAGGTGGATCTGTCTCTATGGTTTGGATTGATGAAGAGCCTAACGATGAAGGTATATTTCACGAGTGTTTATTGCGTACAGTAGATCAGAAGGGAAAAGTAATAATTACAGCTACTCCTTTGAAGGGTTTATCATGGATGTTTGAAAGATTTGTTGAGAATCCTGCAAAGGGTTTTGAAGTTGTGAAAATATCAGGTCTTGATAATCCTTATGTATCTTCCTTCAAGATGAGAAGAACAGTATCTCATCTTACAGAAGCATCTCAAAGATCTAGATTGTTTGGTGAGTTCTCTTCTCAATCTGGTCTGGTTTATCCTGAGTTCTCAAAAGATACACACTTGATAGATATAGAAGAAATTCCAAACCATTGGAGAAGATATATATCTATTGACTTTGGTTCTTCTCATCCCTTCTGTGCGTTATGGGTTGCTGAAGCTCCTGCAGGTTACTACTCTTCTGATACTACTCTGATTGTATACAGGGAGTTGTATTGGGTGAATCATACGACAATAGAATCAGGAAGAGAGATCAACAGAATAAACAAGTTGCATAATGAAGAGATACATTGGTATGTAGCAGATCCAGAATCCAAAGATGGGAGGCTCACGTTAGGAAGAGAATGTAATATAAGAACATTACCTGCTCCAAAACATTTGGGTGTGAATGAGGGGATCAATATGGTTAGAGAATATCTTCAGATTGATAAAGAAGGGAAATCTAGACTTTTATTTACTAAGGACGTGAAAAACACTTTAAGAGAGTTTAGGCTCTACAAATGGGATAATAAAAGCAAAAAGGATATAGTGAAGAAGGACAATGATCATGCAATGGACAGTTTAAGGTACTTTGTCATGCAATTTATGAGATATAATGCACATCAATAGGAGAATACAATGATTGAATTGATACATGGTGATTGTTTGCAGGCAATGAAGCAAATGAATAACAATCAATTTGATATAGCTATTTGTGATCCTCCTTTTGGAATAGGTAACTTTGTTCAAAACACAGGGAACAAAAGAGGAGAATCTGTAGATTGGAATAATGAAATACCATCTGAGGAATATTTTGCAGAGCTGAGAAGGGTTTCAAAGAATAGAATTGTATTTGGTGCAAATTATTATAATTGTTTTGAAGGTAAACATGGATCTATAGTTTGGATCAAAAATCAACCCATGCCAAACTTCTCAAAGGCTGTAATAGCTTCTTGTACGTTTCATAAAAAAATAGAAGTATATACTCAAACTTGGACAAACTTTGTAGCAAAAGGAAGAAGCACAAAACATCCTTGTGAAATGCCGGTTGATCTTTTCTGTTGGGTTCTCAATAATTATGCAAAAGAAGGAGATACAATTCTAGATACACATGCGGGATCTGCCTCTTTAGCTATTGCTTGTGATAAGATGGGATTCGATTATGTAGGATTTGAGAAGAATGAAGAATATTATTTGCAGGCAAAAGAAAGAATAAAAAAACATCAATCACAATTAAAATTATTTACTTGAGAGGATCATATGTCAGATAATTATTTTGTTAGGTTATATAATGCTATATTAGGCAAGAGCTACGCAAAGCAAATAGATAAGCCAAAAGAGGAAAATAGAGGTGCTAGTTGGAACTCCGCAGGAGGTGTTAGAAATACATTCTCTGCTGATCTCTCTATGAATGCCTTTGCTCTTCATGGCTATACTCATGCAGGTGTCAAAAGACTATCTCAAGATCTTGCAGCTCTTCCTCTTCGATTGATTAAAGGTTATGGAGATCAGGCGGTTGAAGTTATGGATCATCCTGTTCTAGACCTTGTGAGAATGCCTTCAACAGATGTAGATGAATTCTTATTCAGAGAACAGATAACAATAGATCTAGTGTTATCAGGTAACTGTTACATTCTTCTTCTCGGTTCTTCTGATAGACCTGTTTCAATGGTTAGATTACATCCTGAAGAGGTTAGAATAGTAACAGATCCTCAAAAGGGTCTTATAGGGTATGAGCATAATTCAAGCGGTTCTGTTGTTATGTATCCTCCTGAAAGAATCGTACATGGAAAGAATGCAGGATATGCAAAAGGGGCACAAGCCTTATATGGAACGGGTGCAATTCAACCTCTAGCAAAAGAACTAGATGCTGATTTGAACTCTCAAAAACTCGTATCAGAAGCAACTGCAAAGGGTCGTCCTGATGTTCTTCTCTCACCTAAGGAAGATGGTGATATATGGAATAAAGAAGTAAGAAGACAGATCCTTGATCAGTACTCAGGAATGCAAAAAGCAGGTGGTGCTATGGTTCTATCTGGTCAAGTACAGGTTGATCTTCTTCAGTTATCTCCTCGTGAAATGGAATTTCAGGCATCTCGAACAATGGCACGAGAATCTATCTCTGCTGTTTTGGGTGTACCTCCTTCTGTTCTAGGTCTTCCAACTGCAAACTATGCAACGGCTAGACAGGCAGCTATCGAATATTGGAGTAACCAAATAAAGAGAGGTAAGAGAATAGGACTGTTATTTACTCGTATTGCAAGACTTTGGGAAGACGATCTACACTTTGAACATGATTATTCTGAAGTTGAGGCTCTTCAATCTGTGAGAGATGCAAAGTTATTGCGAGTTGAAAAGCATATCTTCAATGGAATCGCTCCTGAAGTTGCTTATGCTGCTGAAGGTCTAGAGTTCCCTAGGGCACAAGAGCCAAAGGATATAGGAGAAGAAGAAGAGGAAAATGTTAGATATCTTCTAGATGTGTTTAAGGCTGTGGATTATGGTGATAAATCAAATGCTCGTGCTGCTATGAATGCACTTCCTGAAGGGACACAAACCGCATTGAAAAAAAAAGCAGAGGATCACAATGAAGAGCATGGTTCTGATCCTAAGAAGAAGGTGACAAATGTTAATTATTTGGCTGTGTCTTATCATCGAGGATTGGGAGCCTATGAAAATAATCCTGCTTCTGTACGTCCTTCTGTTAATTCTGCTCAACAGTGGGCAATGGCTAGAGTAAATTCTTTTCTCTATGCTCTTCGTAATCAAAGATATAGATCTGGAAAACATGATACAGATCTTCTTCCTTCAGAACATCCTATGAGTGGAGAAGAAAAACTCTTTGACCTGTTAGAAACTAAGGAACTTCCTTACAATGTGAAAGGCTTTGATTCTGAATATTTAGAATCTATGGAAGTTGTAAATATTCCTAACAATCCACAAGTACAGGAAGAGGATGAGATATTGAAAAACATTCTGGGAACTCCTGCAAATTGGAGAGACTACAAACAAGCTCATTTATTCTTCAATGAGAACCAGGATCAAATGAAAGAAGGATATTATATCAGAATAGGAAGAAGATTAGATACTGAAGATATTCTTAATGCAGCTCCTGAAAAAGGTGATATCGTTATTTTCAAAGACCTCCTTGATCTTGCCGTTGATCATTTGAACGGTAGATTTGGAAGGCCTCCAATAACAGAAGATGAAAGAAGATCTGCATATCAAGTTATTACAAAGTACTTTGAAACCTTAAATCTAGAGCCTCCTGTTCTCCTGGATTCGTATCTAGGTTTTGACAGTAAAAAAAAAGATGAAGAAGAACTCACCAATTTTCCAAAGAGAGGAGACAATAAAAAGATCAGCCTTAGAAACTCCCAGTACAGGACTTTTGACACTGATTATGCTGAGAAACTCAAATTGAATTATCCTTCTATATGGAGAGCAGGCGGTAACATTCGAGGCAATGAGCAATACAGGAAACTCTACCCAATAGCAAAGAGAGGAGGAGTTCCAAAGAATCTAACAGAAGAACGTGCTATCAAACTTAGAGAGGCATGGATCGCTCGACATCTCAAAGATGGATCTCAGTTCTCAGATGCTGATCATCCTGTCAACCTGTCAACGATTGCAGGGATTGTTGCTCAAATAAAATGGTTAGCAATCGGTTCTATAGGCCAGAGTAAAATGAAAAAGGTGATCAATGAAATGAAGAAAAAGATTGATGCCTCAAAGAAGGAAGAAAGAGCAAAGAAAAGATATTGGAATAGATGGGTGAAAAATTCACAAGGAAAAGCAGAGAAAGAACTTCTTAGAAGATTTAAGAGTTATCTAACAGCTGCAAAGCAAAGATATGCAAAGAGAATAGAGAAGATTGATAGTCAGGAGAAGTCTTTGATTGTCGATAGAGAAACCTTTTTGGCAATACAGGAAGAGAGACAGGAACTCGATCGGGCTGTAGGTGATACATGGCTTAAATGGTGGATGTTGACAGGTAATCAACAACTGGATGATCTCTATAGAAGAGCAGGAAAAGAAAGACCTTTGGATCTTGTTTTTGGGAATCGTGATTATGCTAGACAGTTATGGAATGAATCAGTGCAAGATATAACAACTAGCACAGGAACATCTATCATGTCTGTAGTTGAAAGAGGTCTTACAAATGGATTATCAACAAGGGCAATAGCAGAGAACCTTCTTCAAGATGATCAAAGTGGTATTTTCAACTTAGGAAGAGCAAACAGGATTGCTAGAACAGAATCAACCAGGGTAGTCAATCAAGCAACTACAGAATCATACAGAACACTATCTGCAAACGGTATTCAAGTAAAAAAACAATGGTTATCTTCTAGAGATGCACTTGTTAGAGATTCACATGTGGCTCTTGATGGTCAAACAGTAGGAGCAAATGAAAACTTTCAACTCCCTTCTCAATATGGAGGATATGAAGCCTCTTCTCCTGCCTCTTTTCCTGTTGCAGGTGAGAACATAAACTGTAGATGTACAGTGATTCCAGTACTCGATGAATAAAAAAAATCGAATCCTTTCACAGATCCGATCTTATATATAAAGAAATCAGAAGAATCTTCTCTTATCTCTCTCCTAGTTCTTCAAGTGCTGTATATCCGCATCCAGTATATAATCTTAATGCTCGTGCTATTGCTCTTGTTTCTGCCATTCTTATCAAATGAGGAGCGATCATCTTACCAACGTTTCTAGGAGAAGCATCACCAAAAGCGTTATATGTTCCTTTCTCTCCTGATACTGTTGCTTTGAAAATACATAGACCTGTTGCAACAGTTATAACAGTTCTATTCAACTTTTCCTCTTCTACTGTATCTTTATCTAGTGAAATCATATCTGTAGCTATAGATTGAAGACCTTGATCATGTGCTATTGCAAGTAGTCCTTTGAAGGTTATAAACTCCTTGCCTTGTAATTTGATAATGTGTTTTTGATATGGGTTATTCATTGTTTGCTCCTTTGGTTATGATAATGCATCTTGTAAAAGTTCGATGATGTCGCTATGCATATATTGACATTCTAATTTATTGGTATTCAAATCTATATATGCTTTGCCTTGTAAATATTTATAAGCCTTTGAATTGCTTATTTTTTCACCATCTAGAAATGCTGAAGATATGTTTCCAGTGTTATATCTATCTACTTCGAGATTGATTATCTTTGCAAAGTCTAGATACAATCTTCTTTTGTTGTATTTTTCCCATAGATTATTTGATTCATCTTCTATGAGATTCTGTATTATTGTTGATTCTATAATCATTGTTTGCTCCTTTGGTTAATAAAGATCTTTATATAATGCTCTTGATATTTTAATTAATTTTGCAAGTTCTGTTTTTTCGTATTCTGTGATATTACTTCTTTTGATACCATTCATGTATTTAATGTTATGAATTTTGTCTTGAACTCTGTTGTATTTTTTCAGTTTCTGCATTCTCATTGTTTTTCCTTTGGTTGGTTAGTAATTATATTATAATTGATGTTTCACGTTATGCAACATAAACAACAAAGAATTGTATTATTTTTTTCAAATAGTTGTACATGGTGATCGCCTTTGGTATATTTGCAAGTGAGGATCTATATGGAAAAATACACTTATATTATGAAGAGAACAGAACCTGCTCCTAGTACAAAGGAGAAGGTTTCATTTGTTGCTTCTTCTGCTACTCCTGATCGCTATGGTGATATTATCGATCAGAAGGGATGGATCTTAGATAACTATAAGAAGAATCCTGTTGTATTGCTTAATCACGATTCAAACCAATTACCTATAGGAAAAGGCAATGTTTACCTCCGAGATGACAAACTTGTTATTGATGTTGAATTCGATTCAGAAGATGGAAGAGCTGCAGAAGTTGAAAGAAAAGCAAAGAAAGGATTCATGAATGCTGTCTCTGTTGGTTTTCGACCTCTTGAAAGCAAGTCAAGATCAGAACTTCCTGAAGACAACAAATATTATGGTCAAAGAGGAATGTATTACAGCAAAGCAGAGCTCTTAGAAGTTTCAATAGTCACTATTCCGGCAAATGGAGAAGCTACAATGTTAGAACAGAAATTTTACAACGCAATGAAAGAAGAGATTCTTCTAGAAGTCAAAGAAGTTTTGAAAGATACTTTGATTGTAAATAAGCACATCTTGAATGTAAGAGAAGAAGACGATCGCTATATCGTTGAGTTTGCTAAGCCTGAAATGGAAATGGAAGAAGAAGCCATGGAAGAGGAAGAAGAAAAGGCTATGGATGAAGAGGAAGAAGAAAAAGAAATGGATTCTGAAGAAGAAGAAAAAGAAATGGAAGAAGAGAAGTATCATGATGAAGAGGAAGAGAAAGCAGAAGACTCTGAAGATGATACAGAAGAGAAAAGTTTTAATGATTTAATAGAGGCATTTGCCTATATCTTAACGTCAAAATAGGAGTAACCTATGAACACCAAAATAGAAGAAGCAAAACGCCTTATAGCAGGCATTGTTTCACACCAAAAAAACACAGACGATCGTTTGAGAAACTTCGAGGATCAAGTCAAAGATCTTAAGAAGGCTCAAAAGTTACTTGCTGAAGGTCAAACTGCTGTAGTTAAACCTGAAGTTGGAAACAATGATCATGCATTAAAGCAATACACAAAAGAAGACGGTTCTGTACAATGGAATACAGCAACAGTTTCAAAGAATATTACTGGTCAAGGTCGAGTAAATATTCAGGAAAAAGGTCTTCTAGATGCTGATGTTTATGCTAACCAGTGGCACGCTGATCTATGTGATATGGTACAACAAAGATCACTTGCTCGTATGATGATGCGTGATCCTCATACTCCTAAAGCAGATATGAAGTTGTATAACCATCTTCAAAAGGCTCCTTCTTTCATGAAAGATTCTGTAAATAAGGCATTCACTGATAATGCTGGAGTAGGTGCTGAATGGATTCCTGATCAATTTTCTACAGACTTGTATCAAACTTTTCAAGTTCCTCGTGGCCTTCGTGCTTTGTTGCCTTCTGTACAAATGGAAAGAGAAACTCTTCTTATTCCAAAGTTGAATAGAGGCGGTCGTCCTTACATCAAAGGTCAAATCACAGACGATCTTGCAAAGTATCAAGCAAGTACAATAGAAACAGCACAGAAGACAGTAAGAGCAAAAGGTCTTGCTACTCTTATGAATATTGATGATGCAGCAGGAGAAGATTCTGCATTTGCGATCATTCCTGCTATGTCACGTCAAATCGCTCAAGATCTCGAAGATGCTTTTGAAGATGCTATGATTAATGGTGATTCTGCTGCTTCTCATCAAGATCAAATTGAAGATTGGAATATCAGAGAAAGATGGGGTGCTAGTGGACTTGGTTCTTCTGCTGATCATCGTCGTTTGTTCCTTGGAATGCGTGCAGCTGCTAAAGATAAAGGATCTGATGTTGATATCGGTGGTACTGCTATGACCTTTGCAGAATTCATGTCTGTTGTTTCAGAACTTGGAGAATTGGCAGTAGGTAATAAGGTTTGTGTTGTATCTCCAGAGGCACTTGTAGCGAACTTCTTACAACTTGATCAGGTTGTAACGCTTGAGAAGTTTGGAACACAAGCAACAGTTCTAACAGGTCAACTTGCTAGCCTTGCAGGTATTCCTATTGTTATGTCTCGCTTTATGGGTGCGGATATGAATGCTTCAGGTCTTTATGACAATGCTACCAAAGATAAGACAGGATTCTTAGTATTCAATACTGATTCATGGTATCAATACTTGAGACGTCAAATCACTGTTGAGAGCGATAAAGATATTACTTCAGGTGCTATTCAGATTGTATCTACAATGCGTGCAGTTATGGATTCTCCTGATGCTTCTTCTATCAAGAATGTAGCTTATGGTTACAACTTACCTATATAATCTTTAAGGAGTTATAAAATGTTTATACTTGAATATAAAATTGATTCTGTGCAAGGATCAGATATAACAGTTGCTCTTGCTGCTCCTGTTGATTGTCGAATTGAATCCGCACATATTGTTTGTTCTGTAGCTGTTGCTTCAGGTGCTTCTCCTAAATTGGTCTGTGAAATCTATGATGATGCTGATACAAATGTATTGTTATCCGCTGATTCTGAATCTGCAGGCTTCTCTCAGAATGTTCCTTTTGCTATGTCTTTGCAAAATGGAGTATCTAAGAGATATGAGGCAGGTCAAGCGATCCAATTGAAAGCAGATGTTACTGGTTCTTTGGCTTCTGCTACAGATGTGATCTTCGTACTTAAGTGCGTTCCTGCTAGAGACATCTAAGGATTTAAATGAATGAGTTTGGTATCTGTATCAGTATTGAAAGAGTATCTTCCTGAGATACAAGGATCTTCTATTGATGCAGATCTGACCTCACTTATTACCCGAGTAGAGGGTTTTATTGCTCGCTACTTGGGTTTTCCTTTGGCAGATTCTGCAACGTCTTACAGTTTAGATCAGTCTACGTATACAATTTATGCTGATGGATCTATGTACGGTCTAGAATATGTACTGCAATCACCTATCAAGCCCATCATATCAATAACATCTATTCATTCAGATGTTGATCGGGTTTATGGTTCTGATACTTTGATCGATTCATCTCAATATGAGATTGATAAGGAGTTAGGAAGAATTATCCTAGATGATACTTCTCCTGATACTTTTGATCGCGGTTTTCGTGCTATTAAGATTGTTGGTTCTTTTGGTTTCAGTACATCAAACCCACCTTCAGACCTTGTACATGCTATTTGTGTGTATTGTGCCCATTTACAACGTGCAAAGAGCAATCAAGGAAACGTATCTATTACGCAAAGAAATAGTACAGTTACATTATCACCTAGAACAATGCCTGAAGAGGTCAAAGAAATATTGAGAGGTTATAGAAATGTCTCAACTATCT